GCTGCTTCGCCAGCGCGTCCCGCTCGGCCTCGGCGCGGCTCGCGCGCTCGACCCAGTTCTGCCGGCGGGCGCGCTCCTTTTCGTAAGCCGTGCGCGGGACGATCGGCTGGCCCGGCTCCGGATCGCCCGGCTCCGCGTCGTCGTCGGGGTCCGGTGCGACGGCTGGCTTGTCCTTCGCGGGTGCCGCGTCCTTGCCCGGCGCGGCCTCCGGCACGGGCTTCGGGGCTTCTGGCGTGGCCGGGGGTTTGCCTCCGTCCGTGGCGGTTGGTGGCGAGGCCTCCGGCGGGTTGCCGCCCTTCAGGAATGCGTCAAGTTGTGTCTCAGACATTATTGCCTACCAACATGAAACCAGCGATAATGACGGGCTGTAACCTCGCCCACTGATCGAGCCGCGTAAGCGGTGGCACAGGAATGCGTCGAGGTCACCGGACATCAGTGGGTCCTCGCCAGCCCGACCAGCGGCACGCCCAGGCGCTCACGCGCATCGCCCTGGTGTTCAATTGCGACGTTCTCCCTGATCCACTGGCACGAATTGCAGCGTTCCTCTGCCTCGGCCGCGCCAAAGAACCCGAACGCGATCACATGCCGGCCGCAGTCCGCGCAGTCGTATTCGATCTCGTCGCTCATGGCCCGCCTCCCGGCTGCTCCGGCGGCGCGAGCGCGTTCTGCCGGGCAACCACGATATCGTTGATCCGCTGCACCGCGCTGTGCCGCAGATCGTTCGCGCGCGCCTCATCAACCGCCGCCTTCGCGTGCATGCCACGCAGGCTCGCGCCGTCCATCATCGCCTGCACCTCTGGCGGCACCACGGTCCCCGGATCGGACGGCGGGTCCGGTGGCGCGTTCATGTCGTTCCATCCGGTATGCACGTCGGCGATGTGGTGAACCACCGCGTGTTGGCGCTCCTTGGCCAAAGCGAAGTCGGCCGCCGCTTTGGCCTGGGTCGCCGTGGTGTCCGCCTGCGCCTTGTCCTGGGCCATCTTCTGCATGGTCTGCTGTGCCTGAGCCCGCGCCTGCTGGCTCTCCTTCAACTGTTGCAGGATCTGATCCTTGTTCCGCAGGTTCGACGCCGCGATCAGGATCTCTGGCGGGATCAAACCCGGCTGCGTACCGGCCAACTGAATCAGAACCTGGAACTGTTCCGCCTGAATGCTCGGAACATCAATGCCCTCTTCGATCGTGATATCGATGTCCATATCCGAGATGTCGTTGTCGATCCGTATCACCTGTTGCAGCCTTGGATCACCGGGCACGATCTGCATCGCCTGCATCGCCTGCGCCCGCTGCTGCTCCGGCATATCGGCGAGTTCGTCCATCACGCGCACCGGCTGATTGATGCCCACGTATTTGGTGTTGCCCAGGTCATCGGTGACGTGCACCCAGCGCCCGGCCGTCCAGTATTGCCGCGCCGCCATCCACGCCACCTGGTAGAGCGTCCGCGACCACATCCGCAGCGTATCCGCGATCGGCTCGTGCGCCGCCGCGCCGCCGGCCTGCTGGGCGAGGATCGCCCGCCCGGACAACTCGCGCGGATCGGTGCCGGACATCGAGGCGTTCGGCCCGGAGGCCTGCATTTCGGCCGTCGCGTGCTGCAACAACTTGAACTGCCCCTCGGCCAGGTCCGCCGTGTCGTGGATCTCGAACTTCATGCCGGGGTTGATGACGACCAGCCCGTCCGGCCGCGCGACCTCGCGCCGCGCCTTGTCGATATCAGCGACCGCGCCGTCTTCCATGATGACCTGCTTGACGCTCAACAGGTGCAGCGCCTTGCTGCGTCGCTTGTTGATCTCGTCCTGCTCGGAGATCAGGTCGCGCACCATACCGTAACGATTATTCTCGCGGTCAACGTGCGCGCTGGCCATGATCAAACCACATGCGGAGCGGGCCTTGTGATCCAGGTATGGCGATTTCGTCGGCTCGGCGAGGAAGCCGGCGCGGGTCAATGTCGCCGCCCACCATTCGTCGCGTTCGCGCCAGTGGCACTGCACGACGCGGATGCGCTCGCGCGTGCTGTCGCACCAGACCACTTCGTTCGGCCGGTCGGTATAACTCCCGTCCCGCGTCTGGAACGTATCGCTGATCAGATCCTCCGCGTCGGGCCACATCTCGTAGGCCTCGTCACGGTCCATCCAGATCACGATGCCCTTGTAGCGCGCGTCGGAGAAATCGAGTCGGCGCGAATGCGGGTCCCAGAACAGACGATCGAACGGCACCTGAGTGATCGTGATGTCCGCGCCGCCCTTGCCGTCGTCCTCCAGGCCAAGCTCTGCCCCGCCGACGCCCTCGACCATCATGTTCTCGTAAACGTCAGACCGGATCAGCGGAAAGTTGTTGTCATCGGAGATGTAACGAAGCGCCTGGGTCGCCGCGTCGGCCTTGTCCTCGTCGGCCGGGTTGCGCGCGAACGCCTTCGGGTCGGTGCGCGATTTGCGCTCCAGACCGCACATGAGTTCGATCTTGCGCGAGCAGTAGTTGATCGTGACGTCCGGCTGGCCGCGCGCCTTCAGCACGTCCAGTTCGGCGCGTGTCCACTGGTTGCCGCACACATAGTCCCGGTCCCGCTGCGACAGGCGCCTCCCGTCAGCGGTCGCCGTCTCGCCGTCCTCGAACCACCGCACGAGCCGCGCGTGGAGGTCATCGAGATTGCGCGGGTAGCGGTCGGACGCGATGCCTGGGCCACCCTTCGGCCGGGATGCCTCGGCGGCCTCCGGGTCTGTCGGCGGGTCGAGGTAGAGGGCCTGGGACATCAGGATACCTGCCGCGCTTTAAGCCAGGTCAATTTGCGGTGATCTGCTTTGAGTTGTCTCTCGGTGATCTTGACGCCCCCGGCGGCGATGGGCGCCAGGATGGCGGACGTGACGACGTCGAGCTGTTCCCGCGTTGCCTGCTTTGGGTCGTCGCAGCCCAACGCCTTCAGCAACCGGGCGGCGAGTTCAAGGCCTTCGTTGTAGGCGTCGAGCATCACCTCGTCGTCATGTTTACTCACGGGTAAGTGTCCCGTTTGATCACTTCGCGGATCGAGCCCTCGCGGGCGGCGGCCATGGCGTCGGCCAGGAGCGATCGTATCCAATCCCGATCGATCTTGTAGCCCAGGTCCTCGGCCGCCACCATCGCCGCGTCGGCCCACTTCTCGGGATCGTCGCGCACCGAACGCTGGAACTCCGCGCCGGACAATGTGCGAATGTCAGTCATTAATCCCCTCCGGCGGATGATACATCCGCCCAATTTGACGCTTTTCCGCCAGTTATCAAGCGATTATCAGTTAGTCCCCTGATCTGTCCCTGTTTCATGCGGCTGGTCATCACGCCACCCTCCAGTCACGCACTTCGTTGTCGTCACGATTGAACGCCGCGTCCCACGAGTCTCGCGGCTTCTGCCGTTCCATATCGCGAACGTAAGGACGTGACATCATTGCGTATCTCATTCCGTCTCCGCAATGATCTTCAGAACTTGTGTCAACATCTTCCGCACGGCTCGGATCGTGTTGCAATGCCGGAACCGTTCGTATCAGGTCGCGACACGTCGAGAAGAACACCACCATCGGGTTGCCGTCCGCATCGCCCACCAGCCGCGCGCGGACCTGATCCCAGCCACCCATCGCGCCACGCTGCGGCACCCGCTTGTTGTCCGCCGGCCGGAACACGATGCGCGCCGCCTGGGTCATCCTGGACGCGATGCTCGGCCCCCCGTCCTCGCTGAAGATCGCGGGATCGGCCACACCCACCATCATGCCGCTGGCGGGCTTCGGATCATCACGCTCACGCGCGCGTATGCCCTCGGCCACCTGTTCGGCGGTCATACGCAGCCCAACGTTCGGCTCGTTCGGCTTCATGCCGTACCACTCGCGGTAACAGACGAGGCAGCCGCGCGCGATATCAGGAACCGATCCATCACTGACCGCCCACCAGTGCACCGCGAACGGCCGGGCGCTGCCCCAGTCGAACGAGCGGAACCGCGCCCAGTGATCGGGGAGGGATCGAGGCATGATGATGTGCCGGTCGGCACTGAACTCGGGAAAGAACGCCCCGGCGACCACGTTCCAGTCACCGTCGCGCATCGCGCGCACAAGCTCCGGATTGCCCATCCCGGAGACCTTGTTCGCGTAGCCGGGGTCATCCTCGGCCATCGATGGGTTGTCTTCCAGCCGCGCCGGGATGTATTGCCGCAGCATCCCGCCCTCGACCTCCGGCATGATCTCGCACTCAAGCGGCGCGCGCGGATCGATGAACGCGGCCTTGACCCACTGGTGCCCCACGTTGCCGGGGTTCGAACCGCAGATGATGCGCGGAAACCGCCCCCGCAGATCATCGGGGATCTTCACGCCGACCATCCGCAGACGCGAGCGCAGGAAGCGATAGATCACGTCCGAGAACGTTGTCAGTTCGTCGATCAGCAGCAGATGGATTTCCGCGCCCAGATACTTGAACCTGTCCTTTTCGTCTTTACAATGACATAAGTATATCTTCGATCCGTTCCAGAAACGTATCTCATCGCCGACCATGGTCACGAGCCCGGCGCCGACCCATGGCGCCAGCATCATGCGCAGGCCCTTCGGCCCCTCGATGTGGTTCTTGACCAGATCGTCGCGCAGGCGGCGGAACAGGTAGACCTGGAGCCCTGGTATCCGGCCGCACCACATCACGGCGGCCACGCGCATGAGGAACGACTTACCGCCGCCGACCGCCCCGCCATACAAAATCTCGGTCGCGAATGATTCCAGCGCCACGCTCTGCTTTTTATGCAGCCGTATGTCGATCTCGGCCTTGCGTTGGTCGAGGCTACTCACGCGCCATCGTCACGTTAAGGACGGGCACGATCGGATCGATGGGGTTGCCGTCCTTGTCCAAGGTCTGCATCGTCTGGGTATCACGTTGGCCGAGTAGTTGTTTGCCGAGCCAGACCAGCATTGTGGGATTGCCGTCCGTCACGGCGGCCTTCCATTGCGCCCGGCGCAGCGTGGCCCGCCCCTTGGCCGCGCCGTATTCGTGCGCCTCCTGTACGGCTGGGTCTTCCGCCAGGTGCTTGTAGAACGTCGCGGGAGCCACACCGGTCAGCGCCGCCTGCTCGTCTCTGGTGCAGCCGATGGACGCCGCGCGCTCGACGATACCGAGATCGATCACCGCGCCAGAGCCGGGGCCAGAGCGGCGGCCCATGTCGCGCGGCGGGATATCGGCGTCATCGAAGCCCTCAAGCGGCATTGGACAGTCCTCGCTCTGTTTGGATGTCAGTGAACGCGCGGCCGTCGGCTGCGAGCGTCGCGGTCTGGCCGGTGAACGCCTGCCAGCGCAGCACGGCGACATCGACGTATGTTGGGGATATTTCGATTGCGTGACACGCGCGGCCGGTCATCTCGGCGGCGATGATGGTGGTGCCGGAGCCGACGAAAGGATCGTAAACCGCCTGACCTGGGCTGGAGTTGTTCTCGATCGGGCGGCGCATGCACTCGACGGGTTTTTGGGCCGAGTGACCAGTCTCAGACTTGCGGGGCATATCGATATCCCACACCGTGGACTGTGTGCGGTCGCCGTTCCAGTGCCCGGTCGCGCCCTGCCGAACAACGTACCAGCACGGCTCATGCTGCCACTGGTAGTGCGCCCTCCCGACCACGATCCGCCCTTTGTTCCAGATGATGGCTTGACGCAGGTCGAAGCCGTTAGACGTTAGCGACGCAGCCACATCCGGGGCGCGTAGGTGTGCGTGCCAAATATAACCGACATCGCCGGGGAATAGACTCCACGCTTCGCCCCAGTCGGCTAGAGTATCGTTCTCAACGCGCCCTTTCGCGGTGTCTTTCCGGTTGCCCATTGATGGCGCCATTTTCGCACGTTCGTCCCGCCACGCTGGGTCATAATCCACCCCATACGGCGGATCTGTCACCATCAGGTGCGGCCTCACGCTGCCCAGCGCCGCCTCGACCACACCAGCGTCGGTGCAGTCCCCGCACACCAGCCGATGCCGCCCGAGCAGCCACACGTCGCCGAGGCGCGTCACGGGCTCCGCCGGCGGCTCCGGCACATCGTCGGGATCTGTGAGGCCGTCCGTGCGATCGGCGAGGATGTCCTTCAGTTCCAGGTCGCTGAACCCGATCAGGCCGAGGTCGAAGCCCTCAAGCCCCAGTTCGCCCAGTTCCAGCCGCAACAGTTCGTCATCCCACCCGGCGTTGAGCGCCAGCTTGTTGTCAGCGATGGCCAGGGCGCGCTTCTGAGCGGCGCCGAGGCCCGCCAGCGTGATGGTGGGCACCTCGACCAGTCCCGCCGCCCGTGCCGCCTCCAGCCTGCCGTGGCCGGCGATGATGGCACGTCCCTCGTCGATCAGGATGGGGTTGGTCCAACCCCATTGGCGGATGCTCGCGGCGATCTGCTGGATTTGCTCGGGGGAATGGGTGCGTGCGTTACGTTCAGCGGGGACGAGTTCGGCCACTGGCAGATAGGAAACCTCCAGTTTTGGCTTTAAGGACTCTGATATTGCTGCGGCGGCACGAGGTTTTCGCACGGTTTCCCGCCAGTTTTCTGATGTGGTATCCGGCTACCACACTATCTCCATCGTGTGTCAATACCAGACACCGCGATATCAACGTCTTACACGCCGCGATACCTTGACGACGGGTTTAGGTAAGATGGCGGTGTTAATCGGGTTTTTGGGTGAAATCAGGTCTGAGCAGACCTGAAACGGGGCGAATCAGCCCCAGGAACGCGGGAAAAGGTTCGCTGGCCGCGCGTTCAAACGGACGTTTGCGGACGACCTCGAGGTTTGTACGAGCGCCTCGCCCAGGCCGGAAAATAAATCGCATCTGTCTGCATTTTGTCATTGACGACGATATGCGGACAGTTGACCCCGCCGCAGGCGAGCGCCGATAACTGAGTGGCTACCCACGACCGTTGGACCCCGGCGGGAGCGAGCGCCGATGAATGTGAAAGCGAGCCGCCGCATCAGACGCCAGCCAACCGGAGGCACCGCCTGGTTGCGCTGCCGCGCCTTCACGCGCGCCGTATGCCTGCGAGGACATCACGGGGCGTCTTTCTGGCGATTTATCTGGCGGCAACGCGGAGGCCCATAAGGCTGGGCGCCACCCGTGATCGGGCCGAACCGAACGCCCGAAAGAGGCCTTGCGGGTATTAGGCTGGTCGCACAGGCACCTTGCGCGGCTACTGCGGTGTGACAGTGGGCTACCCACCCGGTGGGCCAGGGGAACCGCTCCAGTGCCCCTCCCGCTGGCGCGATGGCTGGTGAGCGCCTGGGACTGGCACGAGCTGCACCCGGCGCCATCGGACTGGCGGGTCTGGCGCGCGGGGGAGATGCGGCGTTGACCGCGCGCTTCGGCATCGTCGTCACGAGCCGGGAGATGAAGTCCGACGCCACCGGGCAT